CTGAAAAAGTTGCATTATTCCACACTAAGTCAGTTGCGTCCCATTTAGTTGTCGCTCCTTGCGTCACTGCCTTGCCAGCCAATGCCGAACCACCTGCAACATAGCCAGTTCCCACAACTTCATTTGCGGAAACATCCGCCCATTCGTTGTCTGTTGCTAGTGGACTGTGGACATTATCCATCAAAGCCACCTTGATGGTGTCTGCTTCAAGGTCAACGACTTTATTCATTAAGTTTGCTAAAAATCTTTGGTAAATCAAACTCGCCATATTATTTATTATTATGTAATTTAATTGTTAGACAGGGGATATTTATGGTGACATGTTCTTTTCCGTTTTCATCTTTCGTTCTGGAAACGATTGGCTTGATGACTGGCTTGCCGTTCTTATCCAAAGTAAAGGGAACTGCTCTTGAGCCGATTTTCAGATAATCTTGTCCGTTTTGTTTGATTATTTTCATATTCGTAATTTATTCCTTAATGATTGGCTGATCACATCCGCCAGCATATCTCCGCCATTTCTGTCTAGCACAAAAGGATAATTTATCACCACATTCACACCGCCACCTCCACCAGCCAAGGCAGCCGGGTTTTTAGTGGCGATCAAGAAGTCGTCCGGATGAGTGGTGATGATGTCGCCTTTTGGTGAGATGATGGCATCGTTGACACTCTTTGACTTTCCTCCACCCTTAATTATTTCTTTAGCTCCCTCCCATAAGCTCCCGAAAAACCCTAAATTTGCCAGTCTTTCAGCTTCTTTTTGTAATTCTCTTGCTTTGTCAATAGAGTTTTGTAATTGCTGATTAGCCTTGTCGGTTGAAAGTGAACCTACTTTTTTTTGCATTTCATCAAGACCCTGTCCGACTGTTTGCATTGATGCTTTTATTTCATCCTGTGTCTTTTTTAAATTGCCCCAAGCTTGAATAGCTTTAAATATCGCTATACCTGCTAAAGTAGCAAATACAGCTATCAACCCGATTGGGCTTAAAAGAAATGTTCCAATTGCCATCATACTTGTTAATAATAATCCACCAGCACTAGCCAATAAACCAAATCCAGCTATAACCGAAGGAAGTACCAAGCCTATCGTTCCGATAACAGCCACCAATCCTGCCAGTGCCAAAGAAGCTAATAAAATATTTTTAGTTAGTTCTGGATTTTCTTTGATCCATTCAGCCACATCTTGGATAATAGGTTTTATTTTTGTTAAAATATCCGTAAGTACTGGGATGAAAGCTGTTCCAATTGTTGATGAAATATTCGTAAATTCCGCTGATAAAATTCTTTGCTGATTTGCCAAGCTTTCGCTTGTATTTTGAAAGTCATTAGCGGTAACCTTTGTCTGCTCCATTATTAGATCAACTCGAAGCAATCTTTTTTCTTGTTGCGTCATATCAGCAACTGCTGTCTTTATCCCTTTAGATAAAGCATAAGTTTCGAGCGTGGCATCGGTCACATCTCCAGCATAGCGTCTGATTGCTTCAGTTTCTCCTCGGATTGCCTGATTGATCGCGCTCATCGCATCATTTACATCTGTATTGAATACAGAAGCCATATCAGCCGCTCTTTTTGTAAGCTCAACAGTCATATCAGCCACCTCTCCCATTGGTTTTCCAGTATCTTTAAGTAAAGCTCCAGTGATTGTGGCCATTTGGTTAAATTCTGAATTTGCCATACCAACAGCCTTGGCAGAATTTTCCCCAAATTTAAGAATGTTTTTAGCGCCTTCTCCAAAAACAACTTGCACCGCATTCACTGATTCTCCAAGGTTTACTGCGTCTTTGACGGTCTTTCCAATCCCTGCACCGATAGCGACAAAGGCGGCAGTTCCGGCCAGCGCCATTTTCTGAAAGGCTGGTTGCAGACTTTCTAATTTACCACTAAATCCAGCCAACTCTTTTGTTGCCTGATCCTTTAAATTTAGTATTAAATCCAGTTGCCGTACCTCTGCCATTTATTTTTTCTTAATTTTCTCAAGTTGATTACGCATACTGCAAATATCAAGATAGTTTTGTATATCAGAAACATTCATCTCTCTAATTTCTCCGGGAGTCCAGCCATATTCGCGTGATAACTTTTCCATCATCACTGCCTCGGACGGACTGGACTTCCCTTGCAATTCTCTTTTTAACTGTTGCATGTCACGCTTTAGTTTTTTTTTGATATTTCATCCACCGCCTCGGTCAATTTGTTTCCATCTTCGATAGAGAGGTTGTTCATCCATTCTCGTGAAAACTTTGAAACTTTTTCACCCTCTTTGATTTCCAGCACCGCACATTCCAACGCCACATATTTTGATTCAAGCATTGCGCTGGCATCAAAATTAAATCCCATGTCGGTGGCAGTTTTTCCGCTCATTTTTGCGCCGGACATTAGTGCGGATTGGATTTTTTGTGCGTCGCCCCAAGTGAGCTGAGTTTTTAACTTTACGATTGCGTTTTGAAGAATTACTTCCATACGTTTATTTTAAATTATTGATTAAACTTTTCTTGGATTATTTTCTTTGAACAAACTCCAGCCTATTTCTGCATGACATTTTTTGCAAAGAGTTCTCCCATTATCTATTTCAAATCTTAGTTCGATATAAATAGAAAATGGTTTTATATGGTCAGCATGTATTTCTAATCCTCTCTTATTGCATCTTTGACATGTATAATTATCTCTTTCAAAAACATTTTTTCTCCATTCCTTATATTCTTTTGATGTTCTAATCGCTCTATTTATTGGGGTAACTCCTCCTTTCCATAAATGGACATTTTCACCTTTATAACAATCCTTACAGAATTTACATCTTCTGTTTGTTAATTCTTTTCCGCAAATTTTACATTTTATAGGTGGAAGTTTCCTTGCTTCTGACATTTTTCTTATTGTTTCTAAACTTCTTTTCTTTCCAAGCCATGGCTGTGCTACTCTATTGTCAATACTTTTATTTAAACCATTATTCCATGATATTTTTCCTTTCTGAGTTTTTGCATAACATTCCCTGCTACATCTTTTTACTCTAGCATGTGAAGCATGAAATTTTTTTCCACACACCTCACAAGTTTTATCTGGATTAGTGTAGCAAGACCTAGAACAAAATATACTTTTTTCCCAACTTTTTTTTGATCTGTTTATATCTTTATAATAGGTCTTTCCACATCTTTTGCATTGTTTTTTTAGTATAATCATATTTCAATTATACCATATTTATCAAATGCTGGGTACTGAATTGTAAACTGAAGTGAGGTTTTGAAGCGTCACTTTCGAAGCCTCTCCATCTGTTTCGTTGTAGTAGCATTTAAATGAGATTGGCTCAGTCACCAACTCATCAGCTCCACCGCTTCTGTTCCAATCGTTGAATTGAACTTTGTTGAAGATGTAAGTGATAGTTGGTTTGTAAGTTGCGCCCAAGATTGCCTCACCCTCGATAGTGATTGACATGTACTTGGCAGTGTCGCCAAGGTACAAGTCTTTGAAAGTTTCATCAGAAAAATTCAAAGTAAATTCACCCTCGATTGAATGTTTGGCGTTATAGATGTCGCTTGGAGTGTATGCTCCCAGAACATGATCACGGATTGACCCTTGATCGTGAGTCACGGTGATTTCCTTCACTGGCACAGCGGTTGCACCAGCAAGTCCAGCTTCCGTATCGGCAATTTTTACAGTGATATCTCGTCCGATGAAGTCATATTCAGTGTCATAATCAGGTGTTACAGTTGCGTTTTCTGCAGTGCGACCAGTGATTCCAGCGGTAAAGCGAACATAATCATCAACTGCGGCATTCAATTCCAGCGTATTGACCATGCATCCGGCAAATTTCAGGTTCTGCACGCCTCCGTCTTTGGCGAAAACTGTCAAAGATTGGTGTTCGATATTCTGCCTAAGCGTAAACTCATGGCTATAAACCGAACCGGCCACAACTGCGCTAGTCACTTTGCCATAAAGTGAAGCGTAAAGATAACCAATAGCGTCAACATGTGCGATACCCTCGATATCACCCTCAATGTATTTCTGGACCACTCTGCGACCCTCCATATCCTCGAGCACTCCGCGCACAGTGTCGTTGTCGGCATGCTCTGCCCTTTCAACGATTGAAGCGGTGACATTTTTTTCCCATTTATCAACAGTTGCCTCTGCTGTTCCTCTTGTCCCTTCGGTGGAAAATCCCACTTCCAGTTCTCTTCCTACAATCTCCATAATATTTTTTATTACTAGTTATTTGTTAACATTTTAATGCTCAAATTGATTTCTGCCGTCACTTCCACCCCTGCCTGCTCCTCTGAAACGCTCCACGCTCCGGTTTCGACCTTTCCCCAGACCCGATGCCCACCTATACTGGTAAAAGCCCACTCAGCGTCAAATTTGGCCAACACGGCGTCCATAACTGCTGGCATAACTGAACTAAATATGGTCTGAACATCCGTATTGCCTGCATTGACAGTTATCCACAGCTTATACCCATATATCTTGAAATTGTCGCGCGTACTTTCAAATGAATTTTCTAGCGTGGCCGGATAGTAGATAGCAGCCGGATATGATTCAATCTGCGAGGCTGGATAGGCATAAATGCTCTTAATCTCCTCGATACTTTCGAGAATACTCTGGATTTTAGCGTTTATGTCCGGATATATTGTTGTCATGTGGCTATATGTTTTAGAATATTATTCATAAATACCTGATAGTGTTTTTTGACTGCTCCGTCCGCTTTGATCCGCGCGTATTCTAGCCAAGGTCTGGATTCCATTCTTTTTGTGCCGTCATGGACATATCCGGCATACTTTACTCTCGATTGTCCGACTCCAAATCTTCCCTCCAATCCGTTGATCACTGTGCGGTGCTGTTCTCTTAGATTTCCTGTCGCTACCGGAATCCCTCCGCCTACTTGTCCAATTCTCCACGGCTTCGTCTGCAACGCCACCCTCTTATATTCCGATAATCCTCTGGTTAAAAATATCTTGCCCTCGTTAGCCACCTCTTGCGGAGCGGTTTTGAATGCTCTGATCAGTTGTGCGGCGGTGACTGTTTTTGCCATTATATTTTTTCAACGATTACTTCGAGGTGTCCCTCATTTCCAATATTCCTATCAACCACAAACTTCACATCATATTTCAGCGATCCATTCTCTATCCGATCACCCTCCTTGACATTCGTAGCCGGAGCGCAGTATATCTTGAAAGCCTTGGAAAATCGCAGTCCTAAAAATTGCTGTAAACTCTCATCGCTCATCTGCTGGATGTGGCCGAGAAAAGTTCCCTGCGTAACATTGGATGAGCTTTCGTTCGACCACGCTTGGCGTTTTACGGTGAAAGTTGTGGTGTACCATTTTTGGATCATAATTCTATTTTTTTATATTTGTCTAAAATTGCCATTGCTTGCTCAATATCATTCATTCCTTTTTCATTGGCATAACTTACCTGATATTCCCCAATCTTTTCACTCTTGACTGGACCAGTATTTTCTCCTCGGTTTTGGTTGTATATTCCGGAGGCAATAACCGTGGCAGCCAAACTAATATCATCCGGAACACTGGCAGAATATCCCCATTTGGCAGTGATGCGGTGATTAGCATTTCCACCAATAAACAGCATACTTCTGAGTCCTATTTTTCTAATGGGAACTTTGTCGGCCGCATAGTTGGCTGGCAATTCGTAGTATTGCGGTGTTTGTCCTTCGGTATTCACCTGTTCGGAAAAACTATCTCCCCACATATTCGAACCCACCTCAACTTTCGTCACATCCACACAATCATCAATGGCCAGTGCCTGTCTGTCATTGCCGCTAAATAAGCGCGCGGAGGCGGTTGTATCAGCCTTGAAGTTTCTGCCGGTATAATTATCAATAAAATCCTGCGCGGCCAGAATAGCATTGGCGGACGCGCCGGTAGTGATAGTCGCATTGATATAAGCGGTAATCTTTGCTTCAGTTGTATAAATTTTGTCGGACATGTTATTTTTTAATTATGCGTTTTTTAGACATCTGTCCATTCTTAGTCATCATCTCGCCTTGAACTTTAACAAACTCATAATCAATCTTATCAAGCTCTTGGCTGGTGATCACGAACTTGCCAGTCTTTTTGTTCTTGTAAATTTTTTTCATAGTTTTTTTATTAGTGTTCTAGGAGTGAGCCGAACCAATCGGCTCACCAAAGAAAACTATTAAATTTTATTTTTGTTTTATACTGATGCTGCAGCAGTTGTCAGTTTAGTAACAGCTGTTGGAACGATTGCGATATAACCAACTTGGGATACCCAACGAACTGCCTCACGGTCAGTTGTNATNAGGTTTATATCGGCATTGTCAGCAACATTTCGAATTGTNCCAGCGTTGAATCTATCAGCAGTGATTCCACCTCTGATTCCTCTGATTGTAGCTTTTCTCAAATCTCCGAAAAGAATAAAAGAAGTAGCGGCAGCGGTGTTCAACTTAGTAGGCATAGCCTCAACTTCAACAACTGGATATCCCCAGATGTTTCCTTGACGACCATCAGCTGGCATTTGGTAGATAAAACCACCTTTTCCATCTCCGGCAGATACAGCGTCCTCTCTCAATTTTCGAACAAGGTTCAAAATAGATCGGTGCATGTAGAATTTAGCGTTTGCAAGCGCTCCTTGTGGAGTTGCGTCAATCATATCGATGAAAGTTTCAGCAGCGATATCAGTGAAAGCAGTGTCTCCNGANCCCATAGTNACTTCNTTNACACTTGAATTTTCAAGCAANCCAGTNAATGAACCATAAGTTGAAGTTCCATCACCTTTGAAGAAAGCCTCATCTTCTGCCTTTGCAAATCCCTCAGCCACACGTGAACCCAAGAAAGAAACAAAATCAATTTCTTGCTCTTGTAACAATTCTCTTGTAAGGGTGATAATTGCAGCCAATTTTTTAAGCTCCAATGTTTGCTGTCCAAGAACAGCTTGTGTTGAACTGATAGAACCAGCTTCATCAACCCAAAATACAGACACATCAGTTGCAAGGTTATTAGCCTTGTATGCTGATTGCATAAAACTTACAGTTGTAAATTCTCGCGCAGCAACACCGTATTCAACTTGCAAATGACGGATTTCAGCAGATAAAAATTCATCTGTGATATATCCGGCATAAGGAGTAGCTGAAGATCCAGTTGTCATTTCTTTCTTAACTGCAGCAAATTCCTTAGTTTCTGAACCGTTGATTACAGACAAAAGACCTTCGCGCAAAAATTTGTTCATTACTTTTCGTTGAGCATCTTTTTTAGCTTCAACGGAGTACACGCCAACCTCTCTTGCGGCTTTGCTCTTGTGTTCGTCAAGAATTTTCTGAACTTCGTCAAGGATTGCTCCTTTTTCTTTGCTCATAATGCTCTTGATTGCTTTTTCCACTTCTTCTTCAGTCTTCCCTTCCTCTGGGTCAACTTCTGGAAGCGCCTCAACTTGTCCAGCAAGTTCCTCAGCAACTTCTTTCACTTCTTCGCTTTGTTCGTCAAGTTCTTTTTTGATCATCGCTTTTTCAGCAGATGTTGCAAAGCCCTTGGCAATCAAAGCTTTTAATTGTGCAATAATATTCATATTATTTGATTTTTATTAACTGTTTAATTATTCGATTTGCCATTTGTCGTCTTTTTTGAGCATCGACCTCGCCCTTTGACAACCGCTGTGTAACAGCAAGCACTTCTTTCAATATCTCTTTTCTTTTTTCTTCTTGTTTTCCAGCCAATCTTTTAAGCACCTCCAATTTAAAATTTTTCTTTGGAGCTTCTTCGATTGTTTCTTCTTGCTTGATATCTTCTTTGACCTCCTCTT